TGGGCAGGTCGTCAACACGCCCTGCTCACGTGGACCAGCGCCATGGACTGCTGGTCCTGGTCCCTCCCAGCCGGCAAGTCCGGCTCGTGCCCGATGGAGAACCGCGACACCGGTTCCATCTGCAACTCCTGCTATGCCCAGCAGGGAACCTACCTGTTCAGCACCACCCGCCATGCCCAGCGTGCACGGTTCGAGTTCCTCAAGTCCGACCCGGACCGCGTGCTCAACCTCATCACCACCTACATCAACGACAACCAACTCCCCTACTTCCGCGTCCATGACAGCGGTGACTTCCACTCCCTCGCCATGATCTGGCGATGGTCCGACGCCGTCCGCCGTTCCCCGTCCACCCGCTTCTGGTTCCCCACCCGAGCATGGACATTCCCCCACTGGATCCCTGCCCTGTCCGCCCTGGCCGCCGAGCCCAACGTCTCGGTCCGCCCCTCCGCCCAGAAGTTCGACGAGCCCCCGCCATACATCCGCGGTCTGCACCCCGGCACCATGTCCACCTCGGTCGAGACCGACTGGGCACTGACCTGCCCCAAGACCGCCAACCATTCCTCATGCGGCAAGGAGAACTGTCGCACCTGCTGGTCCACCACCGAGCCCGTCAACTACCTCAGCCACGGCCACGTCCTCACCGCCAAGGAACGACTCACCCACCTCTCCATCGGAGCAACCTCATGACCGAGTACGACAGCATCCCCTACGCCACCCGTCAGTCCCTCGTCCGCTACCTCCGGGACGGCATCGACCCCGGCTCGTTCCTCTACGCCGTCCTCACCAACAACCTCGCCGATGCCGTCGGCCGTGCCGACAAGGAGAACCTCCCCGCCCTCAAGACCATCGTCATGTTCCTCCGCAACCGCGTCCCCTCCCTCTGCCACGGCAGCGTCTCGGACTACCGACGGTGGACCCGTGACCCTGAACTCCGGGCCGAGTGCATGTCCTACCCCGAGGGCATCAAGGCCCTCGACATCCTGAACGGAACCTTCCAATGACAGAACGCAACGACATCGACTCCCTCGACTTCCGTATCTTCCAGACCCAGCACACCCTGAACGACGCCAACGCCGCCCTCGTGGAGGCCGAGGCCACCATCCGGGAACTCACCGCCGAACGCGACGCAGCCCGTCGCCTCTACTGCCAGACCCTCTGGGAATACCAGAACTTCCGCCGTACCCGCAAACACGCCGCACCCGAGGCGATCGCCGTCGCCCACAACTGGGACTGCTACGCATGAAAACCTACACCATCATGGTCCACGTCCACCGCACCATCCCCTCCCTCTTCGACCGCTACGACGTGACCATCGACGCCGAGGTCGAGGTCCAGTGCACGCCCGGCCTGCCCGGCAACCGGGAATCCCCTCCCGATCCCACCGACTACCACGTCCACGACCTGTTCTTCAACGCCCTCACCATCAACGACACCGAGACCGGCCTTCAGATCTACCTCAACCAGTCACCCCACATCGACGAGAACCGGACCATCGAGGGCCGCAAGATCAGCGAGTGGCGTGACGCCATCATGGACACCCGTCAACTCGCCGAGGCTGCGGAAGATGCAGCCAGGGAGGAGGACATTTGATTGCCTGACCACAAGCCCCAACGCTACATCAACCCCATCACCATCTACCTTCTCATCATCCTCTACACACTCTTCTCTTTCCTGACAGCATGACCATGAACACCAACACCAACATCGACATCACCACGTCCACCACCCCCGAGATCCCCGCCATCGGCAAGCACTGGTACTCCAACCAGCCCATCACCCAGCAGGACCTCGACTCCGCCCCCGACCTGTTCTCCAAGCTCCAGGTCCTCTCCAACATGGCGGGTCCCGGACGGCAGCACATCTCCGCCGCCCTCAACCAGCTCCGCAACGCCGAGCACACCCGCGAGAAGTACCGCAAGATCGCCGACGGAATCCAAGAGATGTTCGGCGACATCCTCTGGGACTACATCGAGGACCAGGTCGCTGACCTCATCGAGTCCAAGATCGAGGACTGCATCACCACCGACGACCTCGACCCCAGCGACGTGCTCACCCAGGACAACCTCGACGAGATCAAGGACGACCTCGCCGGGGACATCCGTTCCAGCATCGTCAAGGACGTGACCGAAGAGGTCATCTCCGAGATCGAGGACCGTGCCCGCATCCGTCTCCGCTGACTCTCACCGAGGGGGGCGGTGTGATCGCCCCCTTTCCTACCCCCACTGAACATGGACCCACAAGACAAGATCAACAAGCTCCGCCTGGACAACGACCGCCTCAAGGAGGAACGCGATGCGGCCCGACGCATGTACTGCATCGCCGCAGCCCACATCGACGGCAACGAGTACCCGCCCCACGTCTACGCCGCCCGCCAAGGCTGGCCCAACCTCTTCCCCAACGACTGAGCACACCCATGAAAGACCACCTCATCGAGCACCTCCTCAACCGCATCGAGACCACCCCCAACGACCAGCTCCTCAAGGACGCAGCCCTCCAGATCATGCGTCTCCAGAACACCATCGACAACCTCCGACAGGATCTGGACCGGGCCGAGAACGAACGACGCGAAGCCCGCATCCTCGCCGCCGAGACCGCTTCGAACCTCGGCGATCAGTTGGGCAAACCCAAGCCCGCCTCCCAGTTCGCCAGCGAATGGGGCTGGGAAGAAGAGGCCGACGACCTGCACTACATGGAATCCGAAGAGGCAGACTGATGAACCTCCCCGTCTTCCCCTCCCGCCCATCGTGCCGCACCTGCGCCCGGTGGGAACAGGCACCCGTGAACCCCGGCGTCCCCACCATCCAGTGGGGGTTGCCGGGACCCGGGCACCCCGTCCTCGTCGTCGTCGGCGTGACCCCCAAGTTCTTCGACCACCAGCACAACGAACCCTTCCGAGGCAAGCCCGGAGACCTGGTCCGCTCCGTGTACCTTGCCAACCTATCCAACCTGTGTACTATCTACCTCACGCTTCTCGTCCGTTGCGGTCCTGACCTGCCCGCCAAGGCCGCCGACTTCAAATCCTGCTTCGCCCACCACCTCGACGACCTGCACCAAATCCTCGCTGCCCACCCCGACGACCCCGTCCACATCCTCTTGCTCGGTGCGCCCGCAACCACCCACTTCCACCGGCATCACCTCGGCATCCGCCTCACCCAGAAGGACGGCTTCTCGCAGAACGGGAAGCAACGGATCATCCAGTCCCGTCCCGTCTCCGTCTTCTCCACGTTCCACCCCGGCGACGTGCTCCGCAGCAACTCCCTCATCCACCCGGTCGAGGACCACATGACCCTCCTCGAATCCCACGTCAAGAACGAACGCCGTGCCGCCACCGACCCCGACATCCAGCCGCCCCGATCCCCGCACAATCTCCCTTGACATCGAGACCTATGGCATCACCCGATTCACAACCTCCGGCCGACTCCTCCCTGACCAGACCGTGTTTCACCCTGCCCGCTCCGTGTCCGTGGACGGATGCCCCCTCCGCGAATTGGTACAGACCGTTTCCGTCACCGTTGCCCATCATGATGGTGACTTGGCCGACCTCGTGCCCGGTCCCACCTTCGTCTTCCAACTCCACAACCCCGCCCATCGAAGGCACCTCGCCCGCTGGCTCGCCCACGCACACACCATCCTCGGGATGAACCTCCAGTTCGACCTGCTCTACCTCCGCTCGCAACCCGAGTTCCGCTTCCACCTCTCCCGCCAAATCCTGATAGACCTGTCCGTCCTCAACTACCTGCACTCCGAGCTCCGACCCGAACGCTCCCTCAAAGCCCTCGGTCCCGTGCTCGGCACCCACTGCTACACCACCGAGCAACTCTCACGCGACCGCCGTTACCACGACGCCCGCTCCCCCGAGCTGCACCGATACAACGCAGCCGACACCCACAACACCATGCTCGCATGCGTCGAGCTGGCCAGGAGGATCCGCCATGACTACCCCGACACCGACAAGCTCAGTCCCGAATGCCTCACCCACTACTCCGACACCATCTGGACAGTGGTTCGCATGTCCGAATCCGGAGTGCCTATGGACAGAGCGGGCCTATCCAGCCTCGAACAATCCGTGCTGTCCCGCATGCGGGACGCCGAAGCGACGGCTGCCTCCCTCAACCTCGTACTCACCGGGCCAGGAAGTGCGAAGTCGAAACTCACCCTGATGCAGGAAGCCTGCACCTGGATCGAGAACAACCACGACCCTTCGATCCGCTCTCATCCCCTGTTCCAGCTCACGCCCGCCAAGAAGGAGATCGCGGTCAACGACGTGAACCGCCAGCTCTTCCTCTCCTTTCCGACCCCCACTGATCTCGCCGACAAGCTCCGCCTGCTCGGTACCTACTCCTCCCTCCAGAAGCTCCTCTCCTCCTACCTCTACCCGCTCCTCCGCCACCAGCGGATGGACCCCACCAACAAATCCTCGTGCCTCGTGCCTCGACCCAACGGCATCGGCATCTCGTACCCCACCTGGTACGTCACGCCTACCGCCTCGAAGGACGGGGCCGGATCCGAAGGCGGCACCCTTCAGGGCCGCATCACCTGCAAGAACTTCCGGCACCAGACAGACCCCGACGAGATCAAGGCCCTCTACAAATCCCGGTGGTCCTCCGGGCATATCGTGGGCTACGACCTGTCGCAGATCGAGATGGTCGTCGCCGGTCTCCTCTCAGGTGACGAGGCCCTGTGCTCGGCCTTCCTCGCTGAACCCCCACTGGATCTGCATACCGGGCGTGCCACCCAGGTCTTCGGCGAGGACATCATCAAGGACCCCGACTTCAAGAAGGTCTACCGACAGGCGGCCAAGGGTGCCAACTTCGGTGACCTGTTCCGTGCAGGTGCCCCCACCCTACAGACCCAGGTGTTCCAGATGACCGGGGTCGTGGTGCCCATGAAGATCTGCGAGAACATCGTGAAGACCCGGGCTTCCACCCGGCCGGGCCTCTGGTCCTGGCAGGAGAACCTGATCCGCGAGACCCGTGCCCGCGGCTACGTCGCCCTTCCGTTCGTCGGCCAGTCCCGTCGCTTCATGGGCGGTGACGCATACGACGTATCGGAAATCGTGAACATGCCCATCCAATGCACGGCAGGCAACGTGCTGCTCCGCATCCAGCACCGCCTCCACCACACGCTTCCCGACCTCAACGATCGGGCACCGGACATCCTCATGTTCCTCAACGTGTACGACGCCGTGTACTTCGACGTGCGTACCGACGCCGCACTTGACCGGCTGGACACCCTGTTCCGTGACGCCTTCAACTACGTGACAACCCAGGGGTATTGGGCTAGACTCTGCGAACGTACGGGACGAAGGATCCCGATCCGATACGAACGCACGATCTACTCATGACCCTCCAATCCAACCACCGCAAGGTCGTCGCCCTCCTCAACCGGGGCGAGAACGCCGCCGCCGTGGCCGAACAGGTCGGCCTCTCCCGCAAGCGGGTCTTCGACTTGGCCCGCCGACACAACGCCCCGACCAACCCCCTGGTCAAGCCGGGCGGCCGCATCGAGAAGCAAATCGTCCGCTCTTCCCGGGTCCTCACGATCCCGGAGATCTCGGTCGCCTTCCGGCTGGCCGAATGCCGGATCAAGGAGATCCTCTCCCGGGTGGACCGGGAGACCAAGGCCGCCCTCCGGTGAACCGGTCCTGGACGGTCTTCCAGGACGACCGCGAGAAGACCCCCCTCCTGTTCCCCGCCAACATGGTGATGCTGGACGACGCCCACCCCCCGGTGGACCGCCGGTCCTGCACCGTCTCCCTCACCGTCGTAAAGAAACGCCTGCCCACCGGCGACTACGCCCTGAAGGACTTCGAGTCCCGGGTCCTGATCGAGCGGAAGAAACACCTGCCCGAGCTCTTCTCGAACCTGCTCACCCCCTCGGGACGGCAGCGGTTCGTGGCCGCATGCGACCGGCTGCGATCCGAATGCTCGCATCCGATACTCATCCTCGAAGGAACGATTGGCCACCTCGTCCGGACCGCCCGTCCCACCCTGGACGTGGACCCCTGGCTGGTGGTCGATGCGCTCCATCGCATCTGCCTCGAACGAAGAATCCAGGTACTCTATCTACCGTCCGCTACCCCCGAACAACGCAGATCAGTGGGGGAAGAAGTCGCAAGGCTGATGATCAACGGAGCCCTGACCCATGCCGAACCTCCCCCTCCAGACATTCCGTGCGGTTGAAGGTGCCCACTGCGGCTTCACCGCTGCCGCCACCCTGGCCTCCCAACCTTTCGTCCTTTACCACAGCGTGTTCGAGGCCACCGGAGCGGGCTCGGCCATCACCAGCATCACCTGGCCGGCGCTCGAAGCCACCAGGTTCCGGCCCTGGCAGGCCCGTGATTTCAACACCACGTACCCGGTCGCCATCCCAAACGCCTACAACCGGGTCTACATCTACCCGGCATACGCCGCTTCGACCGATGACAGTTCGGCCAATGTTCCCAACTTCTCCCCGACAGCCAACTACTCCGCTCCTTACATCTTCCCCTTTGGGCTTCAGCCTGAGACCCGTGGGTATGCCACGTTCAACAAGCTGAACCCCAAGATGTACCGGTTCCCGGATGACATCATCCAGGACTCCTACCCGGGGGCGTTCACGAATCACTTCGACACCCGCACCAACGGCATCTGGGGACTACTCCCCCCGTTCAACACCAACGCCACCAGTTCAAACGGTGCACTCACCGCAGTGACCAACGCCACGTTCGGCCGTGCCTCAATGGCCACCTCGCCCACTACCACCGGTGTGGGTGACTGCTTCAAGTTGCCTGACGATTTCACCATCTCGTCCGGAGGTACCGGAGCGGTGGGTCCGGCGGACGGATTGCCGGGCAACAACACCATGTCGATCTTCGGCCTCGGCCATGAGTACCAGACCATGGGTTGCCAGGAGCTCGTGGTTTCCCTGGGCAGCAACCCAACCATTGCGTGGTCTGCGGTCGGGACCGCAAGCAAGAAGTACCGGGCTCACTTCTTCCTGATGGGCGTCTTCCTGGGGTAAACGATGAACGAAGCAGCGAAGCAGTCAAGTCAGTTGGTTGCGACTTGGGCTTCCTTTGCCGCCCTCTGCATAGGGACCGGAGCGGTCCTGGTGCAGATGGGACGTAAGGATCAGCAGCTCGCCACCACCACCGAGCAGGTGAAGGAACTCAGCAACATCGTGTCCGAGCTGGCCAAGGCCCAGGTCGGCATGACCATCAAGGATGCACAGGTGGATACCCAGCTGCGTGAGCTGGCCGCCCGTCTCGAACGACTGGAAAGGAACCGATCATGAAGTCCTGGAAGACCACCGCTCTCGGCATTACCACTGTCCTCGCCGCCGTCGCCGCCATCGTGCAGGCCCTGCTCGACAACGACCCGGCAACCAACCCCGACTTCACCGTGGCCATCGCCGCCATCACCTCGGGCATCGGGCTCATCTTTGCCCGTGACAACAACGTCACGAGCGAGAAGGCCGGGGCTCAGTGACGTGCTCGACAAGATCCTGTACGCCCTGGCCCTGGCAATCCTGGACCACCTGGCTCGTCGCCTGGAGCGGGGCAAGGTGGCAGTCGATGCGGACCTGGACCTTGATCGCCTGCGCCGTGCTGGCTCTCGCATCGACGAGTGGCTGCGGCAGGACGGTGCTCGTCGAGGAGGGAAGCCCGATGAGGACTGGCCCCCAAGCGTGCATCAGGGTTTACACCAGGATTGACGGCGAGTGGGTCCTCTCCCCCGATCGCGTAGCCCTGCCCGAAGGCTGGTACCTGGTGCCCCCCAGTTTTGTGGGGGGGAAATGACGGTGCCATGCTCAACCGGAGCAAGGATGCCCGGGACCACGTCGGCTTCCTGACTCTCTGGGCCACCGACGCACACAAGAAGAAGCGATTCCCCCACTGGGATCGCGACGAGATCCTGTCGGAGGCATACGTCCAGGCCCACCGCCTCCTGTCCACGATCTACAACCCCCACAAATCCACGGTCGTCACCTTCCTGAAGGGCTTCCTCTGGGGTGCCGTCCACTACAGCTACTGGACTTCCCGTGGTTACCGGTTCACCGACGCCGGGCCCCGCTTGAAGATCGTGGTTACAGACGATACACTCTGTGAAGAGGTAGCCGTCGAGCTGCCTCATGACCCTCTCGATCTTCCGCCCCTCACCGAAGAGGAGTGGACGATCATCCGCCTGCGAATGGATGGGTACACCATGACCCGAATCGCCGGTGTCCTCGGACTGAAGTCCCCGCAGTCCGTGTACAACCGCCTCGTCAAGATCAGGGACAAGTTCAAAGGAAACAGCGATGCCCCCAGAAATCCAACCGACCCCTCTCCCCAAGGACCGGGCCCGTAGCGCCCGGCAGTTCCTGGAGACCGAAGGCCTTGTGCCCCGTGTCCCCTCGATCCGCTCGTCCGACTACTCGTCCGCCCTGTCCGACCCCTTCTCCTACTACCTTCGCCGCCGCCTCGGCCTGACCCAGGCACTCCAATACTCAGAGGCCCTGTCCCGCGGCTCCTACTTCCACGTCCTGTTCGCCCTCTACGACCGCGACGACCGCTGGCAGATCTTCCGCCGGATGTGCAAGACCCGGCTTGACGAGATCAACAAGCTGTGCAAGGACCTCCGCCTCTCGGAGGATGCCCGCGTCACCTCCGTGCAGAACGAGCAGATCGACCAGGCTTTCGCCACCGCCTGGTACGCCGCGTTCACCGACCTGCCCTGCATCTCGAACGCGCCCGCGGCCGCGCACCTCACGAAGAACTACCTCAAGCTCGGGGCCGAGGTCCGGCTCACGTGGGTGGACGAGCGGTTCCCCAAGACCAGGCAGGTCGCCCAGTTCGACCTGCTCCTGCTCGACCGCCGCACCAACAAGGTGTGGATCGCGGACGCGAAGACGACCTCGCTACCCCCACTGATCCGCCTGTCCACCGTGCGTGAGGAGTTCCAGACGATGCACTACATGCACTGCCTGGAATGGTTCCTGTCCCGCGGCCTGCTCCACGAGCGGTACCCCATGCTGCCCAAGGACGCCGAGCTCGGGGGCATGATGCACATGGCCATCCTCAAGCCGTCGATCCAGTTCGGCATGCAGGACCGGCCGTTCACCTGGGAGTCCGAGGGCAAGCGGACCGGCGTCTCGGGCCGCATCATGCGGACCCCGGTCAACCTCCATGACAAGGGCACGCACGTCATCCAGTGGACGGCCAAGCCGCCCTACGCCGAGCCGTTCTGCGGCACGATGGACGAGTGCCTGGCCGAGCTGCACGCCCGCACGGGCAAGACCCCGGAGAAGAAGTTCACCGGCGAGCCCTCGATCGAGGCCTACACCCAGCGGTGCATGCGGTGGTACAAGGGACAGGGTGAGTACCTTGACAAGGCCCCCGACTTCGTCAATGATCCACCCATCAACATTTCCTACACCCACGCCTCCACCATGCTTGACAAGGACTGGAGGGCAGACTACCTTTCCCGTGTTGCCATGATCTACAACTTGGCAACCATCGAGGCAAACCCATGCAACTTCCTGCGGAACATCGACTCGCTGAGGATGGGCGCGAACCTGAATCCCTTCAGTCCGTTCTACCTGACGGAGCCGAAGGACTGGCCGGGCCTGGTGGCAAGCCAGCAGTTCCTGGTCGCACACCGGGACGCGGGCGATCTTCCGGCCGAGCCCGAGCCGCACGAGTTCGACGGCCTGATCGAGAGCCTCGAACCCGAACCCCTCACGTGATGTTCGAGGCGGAGTACATCGCCCTCGTGATCAGGCCCAAGCTTGATCTCGTCCTCCAGGACGGCGTGGCCTCCATCGCTGACCTCACCGCCAAGTTCAACTCCGCCTTCTCCTGCTCGGTCTCCAAGGCACGGGTTACCGAATGGTTGAAGGCTGCCGGTTACCGGGTGAGCCGGAGGGTGCAGATCGACGGGCCCGGGCGAGTCCACTCCGCCCAGCCCGCCGCTCCCCTCCCCTCATCCGGGGCCGAACCACCACGCTTCGTGCCGAGACCGCAGCCGATGATCCCACCCCCGGCCGGGATCTTCGCCAACGTACCCATGCCGGGCTTCGAGGATTGAGATGACAGTCACCACGCACGCGGGGAAGCTTCCCCAACACCGCTATGCGGGACTCGGGTTCACCGGTGTCCGCATGGTCCACCCGCCCGAACGCCTGTTCGGCCTGATCTGCGGCCTGCCCGGCGAGGGCAAGAGCCAGTTCATCCACTCGCACCCGGACTCGTGGGTGTGCAACATGGACTGCACCTCCTCGCTCGGGGATCCCCGGGCCACCATCTGGCCGGGCATCAACGACCAGGGCCAGCCCATCGACGTGGACGGACAGCCCCTCGTCATGACCTGGGAGGCCGTCACCGCCAAGATCCAGCTGCTCTGCGACCTGGCCAAGACCAACCAGCCCAGGCCCGCCACTGTCTTCTTCGACTCGCTCGGCACGTGGATCCCCCTACTCAAGGACTGGATCACCCGATCGAACGACAAGAAGGACTGGCGGGACATGGACGGCCGCCGCTCGTGGGACCAGCTCTACGACATGGTGATCGACACGTGCCTCACCCTCCGCCGCTACGGCTACGGGGTCTACGTGATCTGCCACGTCGTCAACGCCAAGATCCCGCTGGGCGATGACCGCTACGTCTTCAAGCCCGAGCTCACCATCACCGACGGTTTCTACAAGCGGCTCTATCCGCTGTTCGAGATCGTCGCCGCCATCTCCACCGAGTGGGTCACGGAGCAGCGGGAAGTGCAGCAGCCGCCCATCATCAAGGACGGCAAGACCGTGACCCTCAAGCCCAAGATCGTGACGGAGAAGCGGAAGAAGTACCTGTTCTCGGTGGACTCGGAGTCACTCTCCGGCATCACCAAGCACCGCGTCAAGATGGCTTCCGAGTTCGAGCTCCCCGAGCACGGGGGCTGGTCCGAGTTCACCCGTCAGTACCACGCCAATTCGACCGGCGCGTAACGCCGGTACATTCACCCCTTTCTCCCAGGAGAAGTCAGTCATGTCGAACGCCAAGATCAGCGCCATCTTCGCCTCCCAGAAGAAGACCTTCGGGGACGCCCAGCCGGACACCGGTGTGGGCGGCCTCGGCGAGTGGCCCGCGGAAGGAGAGCACGACTGCTACGTGCTCGGCCTCGAAGTCAACGAGAAGGCCACCTACCGCTTCAACACCGACCAGGGCCAGCAGGTCGAGCTCCCGGCCACCGAGTTCCGGTTCCGGTACCAGCTCCTCAACGACGAGACCAACCCCGACAACCCGCTCGTCTGGGGCGGAGCCCCGTTCACCTTCCCGGAGAACGCCGCTGCCGTCACCGCCGATGGCCGTCGGACCGGTCTCCAGATCGAGCGGAACCGTTTCTGCGGTCACCTCTCTACCCTGCTTGGAAGCAAGGTCGGAACCGCCGATGGTCTCGACGTGGCCGATGCCGTCGGCAAGGCCATTGACATCCTCGGATCCAACAAGCAGATTGTCGCGACCGTCCGTTGCCAGTACCGTAAGGGCAAGGGCAACGCCGCGAGCAAGGTCTACAAGACCGAGTTCCTGAACAAGCTGCTGTCCGAGGCCTGAACCAGAACCCCCACTGATCGAGGGGGAGGGGCCCACAAGCTCCTCCCCCTCCCTCAATTCACTTCTCCCGGAGCAGGGGGCCATGGGTGCATGCAGGCCCTGCCTCTCAGAGGAACGGCGATAACCGCTGTCGCTCGCCGAAAGCCGCGTATGGATCGGGAAACTGAGCCCGTGGCCCCCTACCTGGAGTACCCCACAGCCGTGCGACACCTCGACCAGGTGATCACGCCCCGGCTATGGAAGATGCCCGTACCCCTCAGGGTGAAGCATTCCGGTTTCAAGAACCTGGGGTTGACCGCTCTCCTCCCCCAGCCCCAAGAACCCGGAGTCTTCACCCTGAAGGCACGGGGCTTCCCCTCAATCCTGACCTTCCCAGGGTCCCGGCACTGGCTCGTCATGACGCTGGCCCTGCCGGGCGGTGCAACCCCCACTGATCCGTTTGCAGGAGAACCTCCATACCTCAGGGTGGACGGCGCTGAATGCAAGGGCCTGCTGACTTCCTCCTCGGCAGGCCGGATCCACATGGGGTTCATCGACCTCCCACGGGGTACCCTGTCTGACATGGCGACCAGGGTCCTGGACCGTGAGCCCGAATCCAGGATCCTGGTCCGCCTGCTCCCCCGATTCACCACCGGGGCCGTACGCTGGTTCCGTGACCTGAGCTGCGTCCAGTTCTGGTCCGCCCTCTAGAACCCCTTGAACGCCTCGAAGCCGCCCTGCTTCCCTGCGTCGGCCTGGGCGGCCATCTGGGCCATGACCTGCTGCTGCTCGGGAGACAGTGGGGGTACCTCAAGCTTCCTCGCCTGGGCCCTCTGCCGGGCCGTATCCGCACCCGTGATCGCCTCAGCCTCCAGCCCCAGCTGGGGAGCCCGGCCCGCCGCCATCTGCTGGAACTGGCCCCGCTGGTCCGGGGGCATGCGGTCAAGAATCCGCTCGGTCCGACTGACCGTCCGGTTCTGGATGGCCTGGTCGAGCTGGTCCTTGCTGATCGTCAGGTCCATGCCGTACCGCTTCTTGAACTCGGCCCGGATCGACTGCATCTTCCCGATCTCGTTGGCCAGCAGGGCGGAGATCGCCTTCCGCCGGTACTCCAGGATCTGGTCCCGGTTCTTGATGAGGAACCCGTCGAAGTCCGCCGTCTCCTTGAATTGGCCCATGTCCACGCCGAGCTGCTTGGCGAAGATCATGCCCGGGCTCTGGTAGTCGATCAGCGTGCCGTCCCCCTTGAAGACGGCGACGTACCCCTCGGGCGTCCGCTGCTTGAAGTCCACGTACGTCTTCTGGAGGGCGCCCGGCAACCCGAACAGCGGGGAGTTCGGCATGTCCGGGGCCAGGCCCATGGCCCGGCTCAGGGCGACGCCGCCGGGGATCAGGCGGGGGATGTTGTTCTGAAGGAGCTCCCGCTGCCCGGGATCCAGGGCACCCCGCACGATGTTGACCGGGATGTCGATGACCGGCGGGATTGGGACGTACTCGTTCCCGGCCTGGAAGAACCGGTCCCCGCCGAACGCCTGCGTCAGGCTCGCCCCGTACAGGCCTGGGCTCAGGTCGATCCCGAAGGTGTTCTTGCCCACCTCGTAGAAGATCGCGCTGATGCCCATGCCCCGGATGAAGTCCTGGCCCACGCCCTTGAAGAACCCACGCTCCCCCATCCGGGCGGCCTCGTAGCTCAGGCTCGTGACGGACCGGGTCGGGAAGCTGAGGAACTGGCGGAACAGCGGGTTGTTCCCCACCCGGCCGAACGGGCCTTGGCCCTGGAACGCCATCGGGGTGTTCAGCGTGTTGCCGCCGAACTGCGTCGAACCCACGAAGTCGTCCACGTCCCGCAACATCCGGTAGAACCCAGGGGTCCCGGCCCCGATGTTGATGCCCTTGCTCTTGTACAGGTTCTCCACCGTGTGCGCTGCCACGCTGCGGTTGAGCCACTCCGCCTTCTCGAACAGCTTCATCGGGTAGTCGTAGAAGTACGACTCCTTGCGGCCCACCCCGGTCAGCAAGTCGTTCTTGTACGAGATCGTGTCCAGCGTCGAGAACGTATCGCGCCCGATCTGGATCAGGTTCTCCCCATCCACGTCGGCGTACTTGAAGTGCTTCTTGATGAGGGCCGCGTGGTCCTCGTCCGTCAACGCCTTGAACCCGTACTTCCCCACCCGCTCCGAGATGTACCCGCCGAGCTCCTTGAACGCCGACGTGTACGCCTTCAGCACGTTCGGCAACCCGCCGTAGTTGGCGGCCACCAGCAGCGGCTGCATCATGTTCATCGTCACGCTGGCCAGGTTGATGCCGAGGTGCGTGACGTAGAAGTACCGGGCCAGCTCGCCGCTCATTCCCTTCGCCTCGCCGAACGTCAGCTCCGCATTGGCCACGTCGTCGAGCCGCTTGTACAGCCCCTGTCCCCAGGTGCCAGCACCCCTCATCGCCTGCCCGATCCCGGAATCCAGCAGCGTCCTGATCCCCTGCTTCCCCTTGATCAGGGCCATGTGGGTGGCGGCGTGCTCGATCTTCTCCAGTCCCGCCGACTGCCGGAGCACCACCTCCAGGGCCTCCTTCGCGTACCGGTCCTCCAGCAGGTAGTGCTCGCTCTGGAAGAACCTGGCAAGACTCGTCTTGTCCGACATGAACGGACTGCGGACCATGCCCCGTGCCAGGTCCGCCGCCTTCTCCGGCTTCACCAGGGCTCGGGTGTCCGCGATCGCCTGCTTCAGCTTCGGCAGTTCCTCCACCGTCTGCACGTATAGGGCATGCGTCACCCCGGTGTCCCGGAAGTACCTGCTCCACGCCTCCTGCTGGTTCATCCGGTTGGTGCGGGCCACGCCCCCCTGGTCGAGGATCGCCCGGATCCTGTTCCTGGTCCCGTTCAGCAGCGTGTACCCGTCCTCCGTGCCGCCGAACCTGCGGAGCACATCCTCCAGGTCATCGGGATCCCACACCCCGTTCACGCTCTTGCGGCTCACCACCGACTTCGTGGCCACCAGTCCCCGGCTCCGCCGCTGCTCCATCACATCCGTGATCGTCCCCGCCCCCTTCATGTCCCACACGTTCCGCGGCATGTAGTGCTCGGGGAACGCCTCGATCATCCCCTTCAGCATCCCCTTCACCTGGGCCGGGTCGATCTTCCCGCTCGCGATGAGCTTCGCCGACTGCGGATCCACGAGCATGCTCATGATTCCCTCGGCCGTGCCCTTGAAGGCACCGTCCTTCTGGAACCCGAACTGTGCCCCCTCCAGCGCCCGCAACAACTTGTTCTCATCCGCCACGAACCGACCCTGTCGGGCCGACTCGGCGGCGTCCCCGAACATCCGCATCTTCCGCTGCTTCTCCGCCGTCCGGTACGCATTCCGCAGTTCCGTCAGCCCGAGCCGCTCGACCACCTGGTCCATGTCCGAAGACACAAGCCGCTTCGTCACCCGGTCATCCAGGTAGAACTCGAACCTGCCCCGCTCCTTGAACGCCCTGCTCCTCGTGCTCCCCCGGTACGGCTGCCCGTCCAGCACCTTCCTCCGCCTGAGCACCTTGTCCGCCACCTCCCGGTCGAAACCCCGCAGCGACGCCTCCAGCGCCCGGCTCAACTCCAGGGCCCGTGCCTTCTTCGTGGCGTCCGTGATCCGCTCGAAGTTCAGCGTCTCCAGCCCCTCCCTCTCCAGCACCCTCCGCAACGGGCTGGCCACTGTCGCCATCATTTCCTCTTCCAGCTCGCTCACGCCCTTCGTGAACGCCTGTACCGCCGGTGTGATCGCCGTACCCCGGAACAGCTGCTGCGGCGCGAGCAACCCCAGAGCCGCATGCAATCCCCCCTGCTCCTTCACCAACGGGCTGAACTTCGCCCCCAAGTCGAAGATCGCCTTGCCGCTGCGGCTCAGCATCTGCGCACCCACCGGGCTGGTCACCGCCATCAGCAGCACGAACGGGTTCGTCGCGATGTCCACCACCGCGTCCGTCACCGGGTTCCTACCCACCTGCTCCTTCAGCCTCTCCGTGAACGAATCCCGTTCCACCGGGCTGATGCTGTCCGAATCCACCAGGGTCTGCAACGCACCCCGCAGCGTGAACTCGTTGTCCAACGCCTGCGTCAACAGGACCTGCGGCTTCTCGTAACTCGCGATGGTCTGGAACGGCAGGTTCATACCAGGAGTATCCCAAGAAAAAGGGAGGCGCTCCCCATCAGGAGCGCCCCCCCAGAGAGAAAGAGAGTGGCTCGAATCAAGACTGGCTGCGGAAACGCACCGTCACGCTGAAGTGGTTTCCTACAGGCCAAGCCCCGGCATCACTGCCGCTGAACGACAGGAACAACCGGCTGCCCCTTCGCAGGTAGTTGTTGTCCTTATTAATGCTGAACTCGTAATTCCGGGGGTAATCCCCGGAAGTGTTGCTGATCGTGATTGCCGAAGACACATCCGTCGTGGAGGTTCCGTACGCCGGAACAGCCGTGACGTAGGCAGAAGACCCGGTCGCCGGTTCAACTGACTTGAGCTTCATGCCCTTGCTTGCCGTGGTCGTGTGCGTCGTTGACCAAAACACGGCAGAGTCCACGATGATGTCCCGGTCGCAACTCAAGAGGACAAAGTTGGCAGGGTTATTGCCAGCGGTCGTGGAAAGGCCCTGGACATTGATCGTCAGGACCTGGAAATCGGACGGGTAGTACCGGGTCTCAAGCGGGATCTGTCCAGCCATGGTTCACCTCAGAAGGAGTTGACGAGTGCGTCGATCGTACCAGAAGAATCGGGGGTTCCCTGGGGGTTTCCAAACGCCCCCGTCGCCATCTGATACGCCACCGAATCCAGGAAGTCGCTGCTCTGCCCGCCCCCGATGACCACCGCCCCCTGCGGCAGGGTCCGGCCCACCAGCAACTGGTTGTAGAGCTGGGGGTTCGCGGCCGCCAGCCGCATCATGTTCTGCGACATGGCCTCCTGGAGCCGCCGAGCCTTCATTGCCCGGGCCGCCTCCAGCCGCTGATTCCGGATCTGCTGATCCAGCATCTTGTCGGTCCCGACCAAGGACTCCTTGACCGACCCAACCAGTTGCTGGCCGATCCCCCCAAGGAAAAGCCCGGTAGGAACCCCGACCCCAAGCGCCGTGATCGGATCGCTGAAATCCACCCCGATGCTCTTCAATCCCTTGAAGGCCTTGCCCACGGAACCCATCATCGGCCCACCTCGATGAACTGGTAATCCGGGTTCAGGGCCGCCAGTTTCTCGGCCACCTCCCGCTCCGCCATGGTCGCCAACCCGACCATGCTCACGTCATCCTCCTCCACGTACCGGGTCCACACGAACGTCCGGTCCTTCCGCCTGATGCTGGGGTCCTTGGCCTGGGTCCGTTCCCACAGGAACTTCCGCACGTCCGCCTTGGCCCGCAGCTCCTTCCCCTTCCGCACGATCGGTTCCCTGGTCAGGTTGACGAGAACCCCCACTGGTCCGGAATCAGTGGGGGTCAGCTTCACCAGCGAGTAGCCACGGTTGTTGTGGCTCTCGACGACCCGGTGCGAGATCTTCTTCACGTCTTCGAGCTGGATCATCAGATTCTCGCCATCATTTCCATCATGCTGGGCTGACTCGGCATCGCAATGGCCGCCAGCAGGTCCCTGTTCGCGCCGACCGCGGAGTTCAGGGCCCGGTCCTCAATGTACTGCCTGTTCATCTGGTCAAGGTCCTTCTGCCGCTGGATGCCCGCCAGTTCGACCATTGACCGCTGTTGGGCCAGCATCTGACGCATGGCCTGATCCTGGCCGAGACCGCCGCTCACGCCGCCCAGGGCCTCAAGCACACGCATCCGCTTCTCGTCGGCCGCACCCACGGTGTTCGCGCGAGCCATCTCTGCGAGCTGGTACGCCGACAGCACCGCGAACAGCGGCCCCAGGAACCCGAGCGCCTTGCCCCCGACCGCACGCGCCGTCGCCCCGGTGCCCCCACGACCTCTCCGAATGGCTTCCAAGAGTTGATTGCGACGTGCTGCTCTTTCAGCCACAGTTCTCCGGGCACGACCGGTAGGTGCAGTCCCAGCCGCAGTCGGTGCCGGACCCGCACCGGCCGTAGTCCCCGTTCCAGCACCGACCGTAGCCGCGACGGTGGCCGCTTCCGCAGCCCCTGCCGCAGCACCCCCGGCCGTAGTCCCCACCGGAGCCCGGGCCGCCGTTCGGGTGGCGGCAGCAGCGGCATCATCTGCCGTCTCCAGCGGAAGGTCATCCGAACTCATCCGGGCGGAAAACTCGGCCTCCTCCGGAGTCGTCATGCGGGGAGCATCCGGCTCCACATTCCGGAACGATCCACCCTCTGGTGCTGCCTCGGTGTCGATGGGAACGTCGTCGGCCGCAGCCGCTGCCTTCTTGCCAAGAGGACCACCAGCGGCTTTCTCGACCTCCTCTCGCTTGCGAAGGATGAACTCACGCAGCTTCTCGACTTCGCTTTCCTGCAACATCGCGAAGGTTGCAGCCTGGGTCCGGGCGTTCCTGAAATCCTTCTGGATCCCAAGTTCGTAGAGCTGCTTTTGAATCTTCTGGTTCGTGTTGGCACCGGGGTAATACTTGCGGAGTTCGCGGAACATGGCCTGGCCACGACGCTTGACTTCCCCCGCTTGATACTTTGAGCCCATGGTCGGACCGGCAGCCGCGATCCGCTCCTGCTTGATGCTTTCCCGAACCGCTTCCTTGGTCCGGTCGATCGCCACCACACCCTTGCGGATCTGGGAACGGTAGAAAAGCTTCCCGTGCATGTTCACCATCTTGGCGAACCTCTGCTGCGGGCTGAGAGTCTCGTCGCCCATCAGCTGTTCGAGATCCATCGCGAGCGGCGTCTTCGGATACCCGCCCTTTCGGGCCTGCAACGCCTCAAACGCCTGCACTACCTCCGCGTGTTTCTTCTTGTCGATGCCTGAAGCCACGACTCCGCCACGACCGAGGTCGTCCTTGAAGTCCTTGCCGAAACGCTCCTTAGCGTCGAACTTGCGGCGGAACAGGGCCTCGTCGTCGAGACCGGCCTTCCTCTCGGCAGCCGCGAATCCCTTTTTCTGGCTGGTCTTCGGCCCCAGCGGAGCCTTCGCAGCGGCCTCCCGCATGCGGACGGTCTGCTTGGCCGTCGATTTCTCCGCTTCCGCGGTCAGCCACTTGTCGGCGTAAGCTCGCAGCTCCGGCGTGTCCGGGAGATCCGAGAGCTGCTTCACGTCTCCCTTGCCCATCTTCAGCAGCTTGTCGGCATCGACGCCCTGAGCCGCCGCACGCTCCTTGAACTCCTTGGACCAGGTAGCCCCCATCCGGGGCTGCACCTTGCGCTCCGGAGGCTTGGGCATCTCAAGCTTTTCCACCGGAGCCGGAGCCGGAGCCGGAGTCGGAGGACCCTGCTCGACCGCCGGGACAGCGCGAACCCGTTCCCACGTACCGGCGGTTCCCGCCTGGGCCACCTTGACCGGGGCACCCTCAAAGTCCCGAAGATCCATCAGGAACTTCTTCGCCTCGGTGTCCCCCCGATTGGCCATCGTCACCAGTTCATCCACCTGGTTTGCCGTCACCGAGTTGACCGACAAGTCCTGCGGCCTCAACTTCGGGGCCTCGGGAGCCGGTGCAGCCTTCGGGGCCGGAGCTTCCTCCGCCGCCGCCCTGGTCCTGGCCTCCTTCACCTTGGCCAGTTCGTACCCCTCGTCCCCCTCGATGACGACGCCGCTCTTTACAAGCTCCTTCAGCTTGGCCTTGGCGTCGGCCCTAGTCAACTTGCGACCCATCTTTCCGACCTCGCCCTCAGTGGACGCATCGGTGATGAGCTGACGGAGTTCCTTCGACGTGAGAGCCGCAGGCTTCTTGCCCAGGAGCTCATCGGTCTGTCGCTTGAGTTCTTCCTTCGTCGCCATGGTCAGCCTCCGAGTTCACCGGCCAGTTGGCCGAGGATGTCCAGTTCGCTTTGGGCTCCGCCGAGCTCAGCCTGCTGCATGTACTCCTGGAGGGCCAACTGCTCCTCCTCCGTCATCGCTCCCGCCTGAGCCCCGAGCTGGCCGGACTGGGCCCGGAGTCCCTCGATCATCCGCAAGATCTCGTCCGGGTTCAGCTGTTGCAGCCGTGGATCAGCTTCCGTAAGAAGCCTGACCAGTTCCAGCCTCTCGGTCTCGGGCATGCCGAACTTCTGGGTTTCCGTCAGCAGCTTCTGCATCTCTGGTGAATCCTGCGACAGGGCGTACGCGGCCCGGGCCCGACGGTACATGGCACTCGTGTCGTACTCCGTCAAGTCCACCAGCGGACCCTGCGTCATCACGGTCGGATCCTTGGCCACGTCCTGCAACACGTCTGCAATCCCACCCACCCCCGTCAACGTCTCCTCCAGAACCTGGCTCATCGCACCCTCCGCCCCGGTCCCGCCCATCCGGCCCACCAGTTCAGCGCTGTTCTCGCTCAGCCCCTCAAGGTTCTTGATGAACGCCATGACCTGTTCCGAACCCATCCCGTAACTCATCAGGTTCTGGAGCTCGGTCGCGATCTGCTCCCGTGCCGCCTTGGTCTGCTCGGGATTCAAACCCCCACTGATCTCCGATCCCGGACGCAAGACGCTGGCGGCAGAGATGGCCTTGAGCATGGAGGTCTTGGCCGCATCCTTCATGCCGTCCTTCAGGCCCAGGCCGTCACCGTGCTTGGTGAATGTGTTCTCGACCACGGTGCCCGCCAGGAAAGTCGGGCTCTTGTTCTCAAAGGTCATGCGTTCCCGGTACCAATCGGGATTGCTGTACCCGAACACCGACTCCGACAGGTTCTGCATCATGATTTTCAGGGCCGGAAGAGCACTGGCTCCCGCCATGGGATTGCCGACGAGCCCATCGTCCAAGGCCACTCTTCCCGCCTCCTGCCAATATCCGGACTGACGGGTGATCCCCAGAATCGTGTCGTTGAGACCGCGATTGAAAGAGTCGTTAGTATTGTCCCTTCTCGTCTCCGCGGCCCGCTTGACCGCATCAATGTGGGACTGGACCTCGTCGAGGCGACCCGTCTTCACGTCCTGGGCCACGGACAGCGAAGCCATGCCCGAGTTCATGGCCATCTCCACGCTGCGGGCCTGGGCCTCTTTAGCACGACGCTGTTCCCGCAGGGCCTTCAGCTCCGGGCTGTTGCGGGCCTGACCCACGATCTGGGCCCGGATCTTCCGACCCTCGGCCTCGATCTCCTGCAAGCGGATCGCGAACTTGCTCTGCATCATCTTCAGTTCCCGCTCCTGGGCCTGGCCCCGGGAGAACTGGGATTCCTGCTGGGCCATCTCCTGCTGGGCCAACCGCTCCCGGCTCGCGTTCAGCTGGGCGTAGTCCGCCGACTGCGCGGCCTGGGCCTGCTGCTGCATCTGAGCCTGGGCCGCCAGCTCGGTCTGCTGCATCTGGGCCCGGTTGGCCTCGCTCGCTGCCTGCTGCTGCAACGCCTGGCCTTGCAACCCGGCCTGGGCCTTGACGTTCCAGTTCTGGGTCGCCTGACCCATGTTGTTCACGCCGAGCGCGATGCTCTCAAGGAACGGGTCACTCATCTGGCTCACGAGCCACCTCCGAAGTTAGGCGGCTGCACGAACTGCATTCCCGGCGTGGTCATCGCCGCGATGTATCCGGTCAATGCCGCGAACATGCTCGTCACGCCTCGCTTGTTCCCCTGCACCATTGCGTACATGTCCTTGTACCCGTTGGTCAGGAGGTTCACGGCCTGCAACTGGCTGGCCGCCGAGAGCTGCTCCATCGTCGTGTTCAGGTTCGCCGACAGCTCCATCATCGAGGCCCGCTGACGGGACGCATCAATCGTCTGGGCCCCGAACGCCGTGCCCACCTGTCCCCGCAGCTGCCCACCGGCCAGCGCCGTCTGAGACTGTGCGTTCATCAGCGACGACAGGTTGCCCTTCATCTGGGCCATCGTGTCGTTCAGGCCCGTGTAGATCTGGTTGACGCCCTGGCTCACCTGCTGGGCCGTCTCGGCCTGCATCGTCTGCTGCATGGCCGCACGCTCCGCCGGACTCATCAGCGACCCGTCCGGATTGCGGCCCATCTCGATCGTCCGCATCTGGTTCTGAACCTGCCGCTCCAGACCCACCCGGAGATCCGCCGCCTGCTGGGCACTGCGGTCCTGGTACTCCCCGATCGCCTTCTCGTAATTGGCCCGGGCTTCCTGCGCGAACTGGTTAGCCTGCGAGATGTCCTGGTCCACGCGACCGATCTGCTGGTCACGGAACTGCTTGAACTCGTCGAAGGCCGCCTGGCCCTGCTGCTCTGCCCTCTGGGCCAGGCCCCCCAGGTTCTGCCGCATCTGGGCATTCTGCCCCTGAATCGCCTGAGCCCCCTGCTGGAACGCCTGCTCGTATCCGCCCATCATCTGGTTGGCCCGGGCGAACTGCTCGTTCATCACCCCTTGCTGATTGCCCATGTCCTGGAAGATGGACCCCCCGAGCAAGGTGCTCCACGCCGCATCATTGGCTCGCACCTGATCCCGAACCCCCATGTTCATCCCACCCTGCTGGCCCTGTCGCATCATGGACCGGCCAAGGGTCGTCTTGGGATTGAAACCCCCACTGAATCGCTGGTTCTGCTGGGCAGAGGCATTCTGGCCCTGGGACTGGAGCTGCCGTAGCCGGGTGGCAGGGTCAAAGGAACCGGGCCCAAAGTTCGAGGGACCCCGATTGCGAGAACCTGCTCCCGGGCCGCGAGGCAGCATGGGCTGGCCGAACGGCGAGAAGTTGGCGACGGGGTCGTAACTGCCCGGGCCGTAATTGCCGAAGTTGGAATGGCCGTAAGGAAGTGGCGTTGTCATCAGCTTCCGCGGGTCGTTGCCGACCGCTCCATGGTGAGGATGTTGCCCCGGACCGAGCAGGCCAGGAGCCGATAGTCGAGGTCAGGGCAGAAGATCCGCACGCCCGGACTCAAGGAGTTTCCCTTGGCACCGTACCGCCCATCTGAAGAATCGGATCCAAAGGCCGCATAGACCAGCCCTTCTCCGTCTTCGATGGAGGCGTACAGGTCCCCGTCCGTCTCCTTCGTCTGGGCCTTGGCCACCGGGTCCGCGTCCGTCCCCGAATACAGCACGGCCATGAACCGGTTGATCGGATTGGCCGCGGTCTGGGTGTCCCCCACCGGCGGCCCCGCCACGTCCGTGAACGCGCACCCCACGGTGTGGGCCATCTTGATCCGGAAGAAGT